TCTCGTGGGCGTCGGCCCGCCGCCGGCTCGAACAGTATCTCGCCGAGTTCCCCGGAGACGCCTACCTCGACGCGACGCGGGATAACGCGGTCGTCGAGGACCTCGCCCGCGCGGTCGGCGACGTGCAGGTCGAGGCCGTGAAATTCACGTCCTCGTCGAAAGCCGAACTCGTCGAGAACCTCGCCGCCCGCCTCGAAACGCAGGATATAGTGATCCCCGAGCAGGGCCGCGGCGAGACGGACGCGCTACTGTCCGAGTTAGAGGCGTTCACGTACGATACGACCGCCGCGGGGAACATCCGGTATCAGGCCCCCGAGGGCTATCACGACGACTGCGTGGACGCCCTCGCCCTCGCGGCGAAACAGGCGACTGTGAGGACCGCGACATGGTAGAACTCGGCGACACCTGCCCCGACTGCGGCCACGTCGTAACGGAAACGACTGCGGGGGCGACGGTCGCCTACTGTTGGTATTGTCACGACCGCACCGCCAACGACGACCCGCGCGAGTGGGACGAGAGGACCGCGACATGGTAGAGGTGCTACTGAACGCGTACCTGTATCCGTGCCCCTACTGCGAGGGGCCGCACCCGGCCGCGCAGGGCGTTCGGACTGACCCCGACGCGTGTGAGGTGTGCGGCGGCACCGGCATGGTGAACTACCCGCTCGACCCCGGCGAGTGAGCGTCGGCGAGGCCGCGCCCGCAGGCCCCGCACGAGCGGGCCGGTCGAGCCGGCACTCCGTCGTCGCCGTCGCCACACAGGGGACAGTTCCGTGCCATGCCCGGCGTATCGCCAACCAGATACGTTGTTATGTGGCCTGTACCTGTCGTTAGGAGCGCCCTACTCGTGCCGCGCGGCACCGCGCGGGGCCGCCGGCAGGTTCAAACGCGAGGCGCGACGACACGGACCCATGAGCGCCGACGACCGCGAGGCGAGCGACGGACCGGCGACGGCCTCGGCCGGTGCGAGCGCCGAACGAACAGTCTCGACGAACGACGACGACACCGGACCGGTCCCGGCCGAGCGGGCACTGCTCGGCCACGCCCTCACGTCGGGCGATTCGGACCTCATGCGTCGCTACGCAGTCGCCCGGTATGCCGGCCTACAGTACGGCGGCGACCGCGACCTCTACGACGTTCTCGGCTACGACCGCGACCCGGACCCGAAGGACTACTACGCGAAATACCTGCGAAACGACATCGCGCGGACCGTCGTGCAGGCCCCGGCCTCGACCGCGTGGCGGGTGCGGCCGAACGTCGTCGACGACGCGAACGAGGGCACCGAGGACGAGGACACGACGGCGTTCGAGCAGGCCGTCGAGTTCCTGTTCGACGAGTTTCAACTACTGCACTACCTCGAACGGTGGGACGTGGCGACCGGCCTCGGCGAGTACGGCGTCCTGTTCCTCGGCCTGCGCGAGGACGGCGACGACCTGCCGGACCTCTCGGACCCCGTGGGCGGCGACGACCCGAACGACGCGTCGAGCGTGGACCTCGGCGAAGTGGACCCGGACGGCCGCGGCGAGGACGCACAGGGTGGGTTCGCGTACCTCTCGGTGTTCACGCAGGCCCACGTCGAGGATATCGACGTGGTGCAGGAACCGGCGCACCCGCGCTACGGCCTGCCCCACCGCTACCAGTTAGAGTTCGAGACGGGCGACAGTAGCCGCACCGAGTGGGTTCACCACTCGCGGGTCCTGCACGCCGCCGAGGACCTGCTCGAAAACGAGGTGTTCGGGACACCGCGCATGAAACCCGTCTACAACCGGATCATGGACCTCGAAAAGGTCGTCGGCGGGTCGGCAGAAATGTTTTGGCGAGGGGCGCGGCGGGAACTGCACCTGAACTACACGGGCGACGGCTCGCCACAGGACAAAGAGGATCTACAGGAACAGGCCGAGGAATACACCCACAACCTGCGGAACGTCCTGCGAACCTCGAACGTCGAGGCCGAGGACCTCGGCGGCGAGGACGTGGACCCGTCGGGCCTCGTCGAACAACTACTCAAACTGATAGCCGGCGAGACGGGTATCCCGGTCCGTATCCTCACCGGTTCGGAACGGGGCGAACTTGCCTCGACGCAGGACCGCGCGACGTGGCTCGGACGCGTCGGCGAGCGACAGGAACAGTTCTGTGCGCCCATGCTCCTCCGGCCGCTCCTCGACCGCCTGCTCGACCTTGGCGTCCTGCCCGAGCCGCAGGGCGGCACCTACTCGGTCGAGTGGCCGGACCTGTTTGAACTGAACGAACTCGAACAGGCCGAACTCCGGAAAACGAACGCGCAGGCGCTCAAAGAGGCGACGGGCGGCAGTCCGTTCGAGGTCGCCGACCCGCCCGAGGTGCGCGAGGCTGTCCTCGGGTGGGACCCCGAGCGCGGCGGCGAGACGACGCTCGACCAGACGCCGCAGGACCGCGAGCGCGAGGTCGAGGACGAGCAGGACCCGGCCGACGTAGACGAGGACGCGCTCGACGAGTTCGGGGACATCCTCGACGACGTGCCGGACGGGACCGCGCAGGCCCGCGAGACCGTCACCGACGGGGGGCGGTAGCATGGCGAAAAACCGCCTCACGTACGACGCCGACGAGTTCACCGGAACGGACCCGCTCGAAAAGACGTTCGAGTTCCGGGCCGAGGTCGTCCCGCTCCTACTGCGGGCGATTAACGAACTCGACGCACAAGTGACCGTCGAGGTCCTGCTCACGGACGGCCTCGACGAGGACTTTCAGTATGCCGTCTCGGCCGGTGAGATAACCCTGCTCGGCGGCGACGGGAACCCCGACAACGGGAACGGTTCGGCCGGGTCGGACCTGCTCACGGAACCGTGGGAACGGTGTACGGTGAAAGTGACACCCGCCACGGCACCGACGGCCGGGCACCTGAAAGTGCGGACGGCGACCGACTCGAACTGACCCATGACACTCGACCAACACCCGACCGCGGCGAACGACGAAGAACTGTTAGACATATTCGGCCGGCCTATCACCGGCCAACGGAACGACGGCGACCTGCCGGGGCACTACAAGGCCACGCCCGAACGCTACCGTCTCTACGTGGACGGTTCGCGGGTGAACTACTACTACCCGTCCGTCTCGCAGTCCTCGTTAGAGGACACCAGAACCGACGAAACGGACGTGTACGTTCTCACGCCGGACGCCGGCCAAACGGTGCGGTTCGAGACGGCAGAACGCCTGCGCTACATCGTCGGCTATGAGTCCGAGGCGACGATGGCGCTCTCGACGAACCAGTCGCTACAGGGCGACGACGAGGTGATCGTGTATATCGGCCGAGACGACGGCTACAGGTTCGAGTTCACGGCCGACGGGTGCGATATTCACATTATGCGAGGTGGCGCGAGTGTCGCCTCGCGCACGGTGCCGACGGCGGTCGGCCTCACCGTCTACGCGCGGTTCGTCGTGCGCTACAACTGGTATAACGTCGGTGCCGCGCGGTTCCTACAGACGTTCACCCGGAACGGCACGCAGTTCGAGCCGAGCCTCGGGAACCTCTCGGTGGACGGCGGCCGCGGCCCCGAGGACGCAAACGTGCGTATCGGCGTCGAGGTGACGCCGGACGCCTCGACGGCGGGCTTAGAGGTCAATTTCGGGAGCGTCGGGTTCAACACAGTGGCCGACGTGGACCGCACCGAGCGCGAAAAGTCGTTCGAGTTAGACGGTCTCGACCACTCGGGGAGCGGGGAGTGGGAACCGCTCGCGGCGTTTCGGCACCCGGTCGACGAGCAGAACATCGTCATGCAGTTTACTCAAATAGAACCCGTGGCGACGCCGGGGACGAACGACAAGGTAGTCGTGAAAAGCACGGACTCGGCGCTCGTGACGGCCGACTTTACCGACCCGTTCGACGACGGCTCGAACGTCTCACCGCGAGCGCCCGGCGCTATGAGCGACTACAGCACGCCGCTTCAGTTCACCGAATCGATAACCGAGGTGCCGGATCACGACGGGAATACGACCACGACCGCGCCGTATAGCGTCTCTCGACCCGGCGGGTTTCAAATATCCCACGCGACGGCGCAGGGGGGCACCATAGACTCGACGATGGTATCGACGCGGCGCGTCCGAGTCGTTCCAGACCCCGAGATAGCCGTGCTGTACGGAAAGACAGGCTCGGCCGGCGACTTTACCGTGAACGGAAACGTAAAGTTCGACTACTGACATGAGTTCGACCCACGGCCATGCGGCACCATGCGGCACCGCGCAGTCCTACGCGGCGAACCAGTCCGCGCCGTGGCCCCACTCGTCCACGGACCCGACGGCGACGAAACAACTCCGGGCACGCTACGCCGCCGAGGCCTACCGCCGCTTTCGCGCCCTGAAAGGGGCGATCCTCACGAGCGTCGTCGAGCGTGACGGGTTCGGTATCGGCGGCCGCGACGGGAACTCGCCGGGGCCGGGGCAGAACGCCGACGACGCCGCCGCGCTCGCGGCGAACCTCGACCTCGACGTTCACGAGGCCGAGGCCATGCTCGCGGTGCAGGACGCGGGTATCAATATCTCGCCCGCCCGGCCGAACGGATTCGCGTTCCCGTCGGACCCGGACAAGGCGGACGCGTTCGAGGACTGGCTACAGGAACAGGTCGATCGCGGTATCTTAGAGGTCGGCCGCGCCAAGCGGAACGTGGCCGCGGGGACGCCGTGGCAGAACACCTACATACGGCAGGCCTACAGTCGGGGCGTCACGCACGCCGACGCGGCGCTCGCGGACATGGGGATAATCGACGACGAGGAACGGATTCAGGAGGTGTTCAATGCCCCGAAACACGCGGACGGCGTGGCTATGGTCTACAGTCGCGCCTACAACGAACTACAGGGCGTCACCGACGAGATGGGCCAGCAGATAAGCCGGGAACTCGCCGCGGGCCTCTCGCAGGGCGAGAACCCGCGGAAAATCGCCCGGCGCATGAACGACCGCGTAGAGAAAATCGGGATCACGAGAGCGCGGACGGTCGCTCGCACCGAGGTCGTGCGAGCGCACAACGAGGGGGGCCTGAACCGTTATCAGTCCGTCGAGTCGCGGCTCGACGGGGTAGAGGTCCTCGCCGAGTGGTCCACGGCGCAGGACTCGGACGTGTGCCCTATCTGTATGTCGTTCGAGAGCCAAACGTTCGACCTGAAAGAGTCTCGCGGCCGTATTCCGGCACACCCGAACTGCCGGTGTGTGTGGTTACCCGTGCGAAAACAGGACCGCGGGGACGAGTGACGGACCCGGTTACACTCACAACTAACAACTACTTAGCCGCATATCTGACCACCGGGCCGCCGGCCCGCAGTCCGGCGATTCCACGATACGCGGGGCCGCGACCCGCCGCGTTTGCCCCGCCGCATATGTCGAGAACAGTATACGACCCGCCGGTCGGACGGGTCGATACGCGGCACCGCGCGGCACCTCGCGGGACCACCCGTAGAATCAAGTGCGGTGCCCGACGAGTGGGTCGTAACCGCACCGCTCGCGGCCCTGCCGCGGCGGCCCGCGGTGCCCACGACGAGGAACCCAACACTATGCGATTCACGACGCTTACGGCGACACCCGACGGCGACGAGGTTCGCGTCGAGTCCCTGCGCGGGGACCCGCACCTCGTGGCCCCGGTGGTAATGGTCCGCGAGGGCGTCCTGAACGCCGGGTTCCTCTCGTTCGAGGAAATCAAGCGGTCCGTGCCGGGGT